TGCTGTTCTTTCCATTCTCGAGAGCCGCGTGCAGATGACTGCAAACGCTCTCAAGCGTGAGTACGTCAAGCAAATCGTCAAGGGTGGTCAAGCTGGCTGGGAAGACTGGAACACCCTTAACGGTGTTGATGTTGCCACAGGATTCCTCGAGGAGAACGCTGTTGGCGCTCAAGGAAACACTGTCGGTAGTGTCAGCAAGTCTACCTTCAGCGGTAAGACTGGTTGGCAGAACCAGATGTTCGATGGCTCTGGGTCATTCAACGCTAACGGCCTCGCTGGTCTTTACGACCTCAAGGTTGAGATCAACGCTGTGTCGCCTTCTGGCCCGCCCAACGTGATTCTTGCTTCCCGTGCTGGATTCAAGAACCTGAAGCGTGCTCTCCAGGCTCACGAGCGCTATGTCGATCAGTCTAAGATCGATGGTGGTCGTATGGTCGAGATGTTCGATGGTGTGCCGATCAACGTTGAGTTCAACATGCCCAACGATGGTACAACCACTACTGGTGATCCCATCAGCTTCTACTTCCTGAACATGAACGACATCTACACTCTCTGGGATCCACAAGGTTACTTCGACCTGTCGGACTTCGAGACTGTGTCGGGTGAGTACGATGTTCGCGCTGCTAAGCTCCGGTGCCGTGGTCAACTGATCGCTAAGCACCTTGGTTCAAGCGGTCTCGCATTCGACCTGGAAACCTTCTAGGTCATCCTGATTGGGTGGGGGTCGTGTTGACCCTCACCCTATTTCATAGCCATAAAGTCAAAAGAGGGAGGACAACATGGCAGTTCATAAAGTAGACGGCGTCGATGGCGTCGATAATTTTCCTAAGAAGTTTGTACGTCTTTACGCAGCCGCAGCAGTGGCTAAGGGCGACTGGGTCATGATTGATGTCGCAGACACAACCAATGGACTCGGCGCTAGCGTTAAGAAAACAACTGGTTCTGTTGCTGGTGGTGATCCAGCTTTTGGTATTGCTGTAGCTGCAATCGCTGCTGGTTCAGTCGGAACCATTCAAACGGCAGGCAAGTACGGTGATGAAACGCTCGGTGGCGGAGCAAACGTTCACACCGATGCTGCTGCTGGACTTATGCTTGCTGCTGGAGATGGTGGTGGCGCAGGAACGGCTAACCTGATGGACTCAGCGATTACTGCTGCCAATCCATGTGGTATCGCCTTGAATGATGCTGCTGCTGGTGACTACGGTACAAACGAGTGTACTGTACTCATTATCGATCAAGGCCTCTTCTAAGCCATAATCGCTACCGGACCTCGGTCCATTTTCGGCTGCTGGGGTATGATATCTCAGCAGCCGTTTTCTTTTTATGGAGCCTGACGTGAACCTTCGCGACCTAAGAGACGAAATCAACTCAGCGTTGGACTACAACCCCAACCTAAAGCAGTACGATGACAATCTGACACGAGTCATCAATAGACACTACTTGCAAGTCTCCAGTCAGTACCAGTGGCTGTTCATGCAAAAGAGGCACCTGTTCGTGCTCAGGGCCGATATCAGCGGCAGTAGTACTGATACCCTCACTGCTGACGGAACTCACGTTGTGACGCTGCCTGTCACCGAGGGGGCGGGCATTAAGAACCTGCCAGCAGACATCGTTGGGCAGACTCTTGTTGTAAACAATACATCGTTCCGAATCACTCGACAACACACGGCGAGAGAGTTTGTAGTTGATAACCAAGTTCCAGCAGGAACCCACACAAGCTGGACCATCAAGTATCTGAGCTACCCGATGCCGAGAGATTCGGTAGAAATCTTAGGTGTGATGGACCGAGGCCTTAAGCATACTGAGACGGTTAGCTTTACTAACTCAGACTCAACGACGACCACGACAACTGCCCCAGATCGTGGTCGATTTGTATTCCTCGATGCTCGTAAAGAAGAATATTTGTATCTCGATCGAGTTGATACTGGTGAGCCGTTTGTCAGCATTGAAGAGATGCACGAGAATCTCCAGCCTCCAGATTTTGCCCCAGTTCTGACTTATAAGCCGGACCCTACGAAGACCACATCAGTTGTAACAGACGCAGAATATGAGTACTGTTACACGTTCCTTTATGCAGGCATGGAGAGTCCTCCGTCACCAGTCTCGAGCACTGAGACAACACCTCCTATACCTGGGGTGGCAGGCGCGATTCTGATTAGTAGATTGATGGATACGTCTGCTCATTTGCTGACACCATCAAGCACTGGAAGAGTCAAAAAGATATATAGACGATTCACTCGGAAGGATATTACCACTACTGCTGACTCTCGCCTTGTCTCAGGGATGGGCCCTTGGAGACACATTGCAACCGTAAACGAAGCAACCACAGTATTCGAAGATGATGTTGATGAGTTGACCAGCAAGACAGTTGTCGGTGAAGGCCTCTTTGAGAGCTACGTCAGCCCATCTGGAGAGTTGTTTGCAGTCGATAGACTTAATGAGATCGGCCCTCGCCAGTATCTACGGTTCTGGAATACACCGAGTAGCGATTACGCTGTTGAGGCGAGATACCATCGCAGGCCCTTCCGTCTTGTTAACGACGCTGATGCTCCTGAATGGCCAGTACAGTACCACCACTACCTTGTGTACGCAGCATTGAAGGATATCTGCATGCAGCACGGTATGCTGGGAAACAGCCAGCTATACGATGGTAGAGCTAAAGAGCTTATGGAGCGCATGAAGTCCAAGTACCTCAGCCGTACAGATAGAATGCATATCCGTAGAGGATTTGATCGAGCAATGGCCGATCGTGAACGTTTTGGCATCCCGAGTAAATCATGAACACTGAACGTCTTATTGTTGAGCGGCTACGAGGTATAGATCAGCGATACTATACGAGGCCGGAGTCTGCCTCAACCATTGAAGAGATGACGTGGGATTCATACGACGGATGGAAGACTGCAGGTGGTTACGATTTAGTTACTCAAGATTTATATGACTGGAATAAATTAAATATTCCTGGAATTAGAATCACCTCGATGCATAACTACTCCAAAAGATCTAACTATAATGAGATCATTTTTGAGAACAATTTAGGATGTATCTGTAAATTAGATATTGGAAAGTTAAAGTCTAACCCTTCAGGGCATCCTTTTACTTTCTTAAAAGATGAATCTAATAATGAGTTTGATGGAAACAGCAGGAAAAGATTCGTTCCCAGAGTGAACTCCATTGGTACACAATCATGCACTTTTGGCGGAAGACTCTACATGGTTAATGGTGTTGATGAACCATTGGTGTATGACGGCAATCGTGTATGCCGAGCCGGATTTTCTGAAAAGCCTGCCCAGCCTAAAGCCGATGTTGTCATCAGGTCGTACCACAATGAATGGATCTCATCGGGTAAGCACACAACCGAATATTTTTTAGGAACTAAAATAAAAGGACAAGGCCTCGGTAGCCTGAAGCCTAAGGGCGCTAAAGACAAAAGAACAAAGGAATATATTGACGGCAAAGTCTGCGGATATCAGTACCGTGTGACATTTGTGAACAAGCGTTCTCAAGAAAGCGAAATGTCTGAAGCCAGCGATATGTGTACGTTTGAGTGCGCGGCTGGCAAGAAAAGGTTCGTTCACATACAGTTGCCGCTGGGTGACGACTCCTGTGTTGCTAGACGCATATATAGAACCAGAGACTTACTCGATGATTTTGGCAACCCGATCGGACCAGAGGTCGGCCAAAACTATTATTTTGTCAGAGAAATCCAAGACAATGAGACTACTGACTTCGAGGATGGACTTCCAGATTCGAGTTTAGGTGCTCTCACTGATGACTTTGATCTTGGAAGATATCCGATTCAAGCAACGCTCATCGCTTCATTTAAAAATACTATCTTCCTGACCGGAGGCCCAGATAACCTCTTGTACTACAGCGCAAGCGGAATGCCAGAGGTCTTTCCTCAGCGAAATGTGATTGATCTTGGAGACTCCGACGCAGGCAAGATCACTGGCGTGTATGCCAGCACAAACTCATTGGTGGTCTTCAAAGAGTTCGGCATATACCTCATAAAGGATCGAGGAGACGGTGGCTTCATATACCAGACGATATCTCGAGACATCGGATGTATAGCTCCAAACTCAATCAAGGACGTTCCTTTCACCGGCCTCGCATTCTTGTCTCATAAGGGTGTTCACGTAATGAAGGGGTTCCTAGAGGACTCTAATTCTCCTACAGAGATTGTGAACCTAAGTACTCCGATCAAAGAAATAATGGACCGAGCTTGCGTTACTTCGTCATACGGTGCCGTCTCTTGCTTGAACAGGAAGGACAAAGAGTATTGGCTGTGTGTTCCAACTATAGGGGAGAAGAACAACCTTCTACTTGTGTGGCATTACGAAGTTGGCGCTTGGAGCATTAGGAATAACTACCCGATGTCTTGCGCTATCGAAACAAGAGGTTCCGCTACTTCGGTCTTCTTTGGCAGTCATGATTTTCGCATGCCAGGTATTTTTGTCCATACTCCTTTTTATAGGGCAAAAAATGCGATCGGATCAACTGTTGAAATTTCCAGACAGACGGGTGAGGATCTCCGTGACTCGATTTTGGACTACCCTGTTTATGAAACTGTTCCATTGAAACTGAATGGAGTTTATGGCGGCGCTCACGTCTCTTATATAAATATATATGCAGTCGCATTTGGTAATGAGCCTATAAAGTTAAACTTTAAAATCAATCGCAACCAAGAAGTCGTGCTGGATTCAAACAAGACTCGCATACAGCAGCACACTGACATGAGCGAACGTCTTGATGTATACGGTACTGGCCAGTTTGATAAATCATTGTTTGGGTATCATCGTCCAGTAGTCATACGGTTTGATGTTTCTCATTCTCATAAGACGCTTACTACGGAGTTCGCCGTTCGGATTCTTCAGGATATTGAGAATGAATTTCCTAATAGAATGATGATTGTTGGTTACTCAGTTGATGCTAAGTTCGGAGAACAAAAGAACGTACGGTCGATGACTGATGTCTTGGGCTCTAATAGGAGATAAAATGTCATACCGGTTCCCAATTGTTCGTCCAGAAACAAAGGAAATCATTGAGCCTGACGACTTGAATCAAAACTTCAAGCAGTTCATCGATGAAATTAATGGAAACTTGAGCCGTGAAAACCTGACTTCAGTGTCTGCTACGTCTGGAGGATTGCTTCCTCAGCAATTCAAAAACAACAGCTTTAATGAGGTGTATCAGTCCAGTATAGAGTCTTCTGCTGATTGGGATTCATCTGGTTCTAACGCTTTCAATTGTAGCAAAAACACTACTGGTTATGTCAGTATTGACAGTTCCGATAGATCTATGCCTTCTGTTGAGTTTACTGCAGAGCGTGATGGATGGGTAATCGTAGACTTTTCTGTCGCACATTTATGGCTGGGGACTGGCTTGTTGAGTGAGGATGAAGCCAAGCGAGTTCTTCATGTCAGGCCTCATAGACCCTTTACTTATGGCGAGAGGTTGTGGGGGCATAACTCTACCCTGCCTCCTGGGGCTTGGCTTGGAATCACGGGTGAGGCGGATGGAAAATCTGCCGATGACCCTACTACGCCGCAACTGAATCACGAGGGTCATTTAGAGAGAATGGATGGAGGCACTACGGACTTTAAAGATAGAAATTTTCCTCAAGGAAAATATCTCAACTGGCCTATCGATCGATATGCCGTCCGATATCGAATCACGTCCAATGGATCGGAGGTCGCTGAATCGGGATGGCAGTACAACGGAAACGATAGAAGCGGTGTATACATATGCGGATGTATTCCAGTAAGAGCGGGCCGTAACACGATAAAAACTGAAGTTTCTGCAGCAATGATTGAAAACATATATGGAGTTTCACAAGGCATAAGGTCTTATGATGACAAGTCTAAAAAGGGTAAGTTTTTCCCAAAATCTATCGTGTCGTCTAGGAATAATTTACACACTTTACCTAAATCTAAAACTTTAAATATTAGATATCAAAATATAAACTATAAAATAAAGTCTGGAATCAATGTTGTGGTTCATTCCGGCAATTTAGTTGTACAGTACAGGAAAGCATAATGCCATACGTTAAGGTTCCTGAATTCAAACAAAACGAAGTCATAGCTTCGGATCAATTTAATGATGCTTTTTCAAACGTTCAAAAAATCTGCGATAAACTTGACGGGTCTAATTTCAGTGATGAATCATTAGGATTTGATGAACTACCAAACGAAATATCGTTAACTAAAGACGATCACGTCCCATCACATCAAATACTTTTTAGCGGACAAACCATAAATCATAGTGACGAATTTGTTGATCCGTTCGGCAACTTCTCTGATGA